CCATTTCACGGTACGCTTCAGAGTCATACTTGACTCCACGGTAAGTGACTTGTGCCATTGGCTTGTCCTCTGGATTGGGTGGATAAGACCCGTTCCTTCAGTCGGCATTTGCGTCCCAGTTACAACCAGATTCGGTAGCGTCCTTGACTGTCTGAATAACTTCAGCGTCAGCGACTTCACCGTACTCGCTTCTTACATCACCTAGTAATTCGTATGCTTGATCACAAGTCAAGAGACTCATGTTAGCGAACATTAAACTGGGTAGTAAGAAATGTATCATGGGATGAACGTTCCGTTCCGTGTCGGCTTACTTGCGGCTCCTATATTTATGGGAGCTGAACGATTGTGTTAATATTAACACAGGTATATTATATAGTCAAGTAGGAATGTGTAATCTGATACAATTTAATAATGTCTTAAAGTTTGACCTCTTTAGCACCTTCAAGTTTGGAGTGGTCTCCAATGTAAGTGAACCAACCTGTTAGAATATATTTCGTACCTTCACTCACTTCACAACCACGATGAGGGTGTGTCCAATAAGCAGGCCACATTAGAACATCACCTTGCGTAGGTTTAAAACTCTTCTCTTGATATGGAAACTCTGTATGTCCTCCTAGTTCTATATCATTTAGATACACCATCCATGCTACACATCTGTTACTAGCAGGGTGATGGATAGGTACATCATTCTCGCAATGCAATGCCTTGTAATGATTACCAGGCAAATACTCCTGTATCTTAAAGAGAGGAGAAGGACCCCAAGGATGAGTTTGAGTTAAGAAATCATATGTTTTTTTATACTGCTCAAAACATGGTTGCAACCACATCATCTTAGATGGGAAGGATGATGTATGCATCTCCCTCATATCCATATGGAGTTCAGTAAATTGTTTCTTATCGAAGTCTAACTGACCACCAATATTTCCTGGTTGATGTCCATCTTTATTGGTATGAAAATACTCAATGATATTTTCACATTCATCTTTAGGGAAACAAGATTTAGTGTGTTGTATGAAATCCATTTCTCAATTCTCTAGCGTGTGCATTGTGTTCGCATAATTTATTCATCCAGATCCTTTCCTCTAAAGTAACTTCAACTCCATCAGTTGTGATCATTCTGCATAGTATATCTGTTAGTTGCAATCGATATGCTGTTGATAAAGTCATTAATATAATGGCGGTTGTTCAATGTCTATGTTACCTGCTATGGTAGTGCCTACATTTCCTGGTTGAACTTGATGTCCCACCCAAGAAGGAAACAATATCATATCTCCTTTAGATAACTTAGGTTTATAATATAAAGGCATGTCCATAGAGTTACCTCTAGGGGCATGGTTCTGAATCAAATGACCTGCTGGATTCATAAGCATAGTCATAGAGTTTTCTACTGTCTCGTAGATAATAAAACTCCACTGTGACTTAGGATGAATATGATATCCTTGATAGTCTGTAGAAGAATACTTATTCCTCCAGATCTGAGCAAACTTTAACTTACTCCAAGGATCTCTCAACTCATTCAAACACGGTGCTATAACACTATGAAGATATTTGTATGTATCCTTAGGTATGTGTGGTCTTGATTCATATGTGGTAGGGATACCACTCTCCCATGTAGGAGCATACTTACCCTCTGATATCTTTATCTTATCTAAGTCAACCTTTAATTCAAAGATAGGAACTGAGAAGATATGTTTCTTCATGCTGCATCAGCACCTTCAGGTGGTTCTGGTTTCTTTCTCTTCTTTCTTTTAGTTGGTGGAGTAGCAAGAGGTTTCTTTGGATCGACCCAACGTCTAGGATCTACATTACCTTCTGTCTGATGAAACCTTTTCAATCCAGACTTATACTTATCCCAGTAGTGGTCAAATATTTCTGTCTGCTTCTGTGATACAACTATATCATAGCATACTAAATTTTCCTTGTCGGTATACTCAACAAGGTATGAAGTATATGGTAGATTTTTTTCGAGTGCTTCTTTAGGGTCACACTTCTCTCTAAGGATATGCATTAAGTTCTGTTGCCCCATACTATAGAAGGGAATGCTTCAGATACACAAGCCTTAGTAATCTTATATCGTTTACCTAACTTCTTATCTTTAGCAAGTACTAGTGTCTCTGCTTCAGCAGCAGTTAGTCCTTCTAGCATCTGAATGAACATACTCTCACGCTTACTCTGAGAGATACTAGAACCCCCTTTAAAGAAATGGTATAGAATTCTATACTCCTTCTCCAATACAGTATGCTCTGTACCAGCAGGTGCTTCGTTCGGTGTGTAAGGAACTGCTCCTTCTGGGAGCATAGAAATTATACTTTCATCGAAGTTAATAATAAGGAGAGATCTTAGTGCTTGAGTGTTAAATTTCTGAAGCAATCCAATCTTCTCCTTTTTTGTCTTTGCATTAGATACTTTTTGCAGTACCTCATTCATCAGCAGTTTCATCGAGTTCATCCTCTTTAATAAATTTCACGTGCAGTAGTTCTTCACTTAACCAATTACCTTGTTCGTCATACATCTCTGGGTGGAATGTAGTCTGCTCATTTTGTGACCAATAGTAGTCATGCATGAAGTCTTTCGCATTCCAACCTGCAATGATACCTATGCACAAAAAGATAAATGATAAAGTTGCCGAGAGGTAAATCATGGTCGGTGTTAATTCCATTGTCCATCTCCGATACTAGTTTTCTATCTTCTCCCACCTGAGTTCAAATACTAGTATGAACTTACGTTTGAGGAAGGAAAAGGTTTGTTCTGTCCCTAGTCTCTTTAAAACTGGGGAAGGTGGTTCTTTCTTCCTCCTTAACATTAGTTCTGTGCCTTTATTTATCTCCATTTTTTGTACTCACTAAACCTTTTTGTACAAGGAACCGAGCTGTTGGTACTAGACCACCGTACTCAACTCCATCTATTATAACATATGGATAACCATTTGCATCAGGAAACTTTTCTAAGAATTGTTCCCTAGTTAAGTGTTTACCATCAACAGTACCAAAAGAATCAACTTTATAAAATTTAGTTTGTTCAAAGAGACCAGCACGTTGAAGCAGTTCCTTTAGGTGGTCGCAATAAGAGCATCCCCTAGTAACATAGGCTTCAATTTCCATAGGTTTCATTTACACTACCAATAGTATAGCACATATCATTTCAATAAGCAATCTACTTTCAGTGTACGTTGAAGAAACACATCAAATGCTAACGTGATGCGAACTTCCTCACTCTCATTCCTTGGAACATAATGAGGTAGATCTGATCTAAACAAATGTAATTCACCTGGTGTACTAGTATGCCTCTCACCTGCATAAGTTATACCTACATCCAAAGGTCCACTTATAAAGATGTGTCCACAAGTCCAGTCTTTTAAGTTCTTTTGTTGTGGAGACTGAGGATTTCTATGTACATGAGGATTAAAACCCTGCCCCTTATAGTATGTGTTAGCCCACAACTTAACAAATCTCTTGCGACCAAACATCAAGACAAATTTATCAAAAAGTATTTGTCTAACACTTGGATTATTAGTTAGAAAATTATAGAGATAGTACCTACCTGTTAATGAATCTCCATCAACTAGGTTTGATTTACTCTCACCCATCTCTTTTATCTTTTCTTCATTAGACAATACTTGATGTCTAATGATCTTAATCTCACGTTCGTTAATAAAATTAGGTATCTTTATTATTTCCATTTCTCATAAGGTGGTTCTGATTCATCAATACGATGTTTGTATGCATCACTATCAAAATATGATTTTCCTTTCTTCCCTTCTCTCTCATCTAATACTTCATTAAATAAAATCTTCAACTCTTTAACTTGCTCTGGAGTATGTAACCTACGAGGGTAAATCATCATAGGTTTATGTGGTTGAATCTTCCACTCCTTACTATCGGATGGAAGACTCATGCCTTGTGTATCTATTTTCGACATAAAAAAGGGGTCGTTAGACCCCTTAATTATATCAGATTGTTAGCAGTGTGTCAACCTATTGAAGGAGCAACAAGTGCAACTTCTGATGTCTCAGCAGCAGCAAGATCAAGTGGGAAGTTGTGTGCATTTCTTTCATGCATAACTTCCATACCAAGGTTTGCTCTGTTAAGAACGTCACC